CTTCACCAAACTCTTGTACTGCTTGTCTAGCAGACATTTTGTATTTTCTGTAAACTGTATCAATAAATCCGTTATTGTTTTCTTGTATATAAAATTCATTAATGTGTAGTGTCTTAAAATGTATACCGCCAACTCCAAACCCATCTTTATGTTCTTCCACAAATAAACATCCAGTACCAATAGATGTTAGGTCTAAGTACATTTCGTGTACTTCAGTGTTAAAATTTGCATCATTAAACGCGTCATACATACGTCTAGCAGTATCTTCCAACCACATTTGCGTATTAAAATCTTCGTTTATTGATTTATCTCTAAGTTTTATTGAGAACCAAGGCAGTGAGGGTGATGTAAGTGTGCCTTGTAAACTTGCTGACAACAATGTGTTTGCTGTAATGGCTGTGCTATCAAATAGCACTTCAGTTCTTTTTGAACCTTTAGAATTTATTGTAGTAACGTCTGCTTTACGTGGCATAACGTAATCAAGTATTTCTTGCCAATGATCTTCCCATGTGCCTCTAGTAGATTCCATAGAAGCAAATCTTTTTTTAATATAATCAAAAGGTGTTATGTTATCGTCCATTACGTTATTGTTCCGCCTAACATTGTTTTTTTAGTTTCTGCTTCTTCGTCAACTCCTTGTGCAGATGTTAAGATAGTACCGTATTGGCCTTTTTTCTTAGTTGCAAGCATTTTTGATTTTTCTTTTTCTAATGCCGCTTCCTTTTTTTCAGTTCTTTCTTGAACCGAATTATCTACAGGTGGTGGCATTTGTGGTTGTGATTTTCCGCCCATGTTATTCCTTTATCCATTTACATTCGTCTTTGAGCATACCATAAACTGCTGCATCAACGAATTCATTTTTTATTTTCATAACTTTTCTTACTATACCTTCTTTTGTCCATCCTGTACCCGATAAAATGCGTTCATTACGTTCAAAGCCATTTCTACAAACTGCCGTCATACGGCCACATTTTAACTGGTTAAAACCATAGTCAAAAACGTATTTTATATGTTTTCTACTAAATAATCTAGGTGTTTCTAACGCTAGATGAACATATACATTATGGCCATCATAGTCTGTAAAAAGAAAACCACCTAAAATTTTTTCATCTTCTATAAAACCTATATAAGAAAATTTATCACCAATATCAGCAGATATGTAACATCTTTCTTTAAGATAATCACCAATAGCTAATCGCCATTTGTCGTTTGTTACGACTTCAACCATATAAAACTATGCCTTGACTTTTTTCTTTTTGCCGCCACCAAGAATAGTTTTACTCACATTAGCTTCATCCTCAACACCAGATGCACCTGTCATAATTGTTGAACCACCATAAGCACCAGCATTATTAGCCGCCATAGCGCTAGAAGTTTTTGCAGGTGTTGTAGTTGTAGTTTGTGCAGGAGTTGCAGGTTGAGGCGCAGGTTGTTGTACAACAACTTGTTGTGGTCTTGAAAAAACTCGTCTTATTGCTCTTACAAATCCGCCCATATATTACCTTCCTTATTTAAAAATATTAAACTCACTATCAGAATGTATCTGTAAAGGTTCAGTATTTTTTATTCTAGCTTTTCTTAATGACATAACACAATATCTCATAGCAGATATTACGTCATCATTAGCAGGAACAATCTTACCATCTTTTCTATGATACATACGTAGTTCTTCTAACAGTTTACCTTGATTTCTAAATATTTTCAATCTCTTTGTCTGCATACGTGTAAGTATTTCCATAACACCAGCTTCTACACTATTACCGCCTGTACCATCTTTTTGACCTTGACTTGGTGGATTACTAAAGTGTTCTCTAGTCATATTTACACCTTCTTGCCTATATTGTTCTGTAAGATTTTTACCAGAACCTTTATCTGCTTGTCTACCATCCATAGGCCATATTACAGGTATCCATTTACCTCTAGATTTTATTGCTGATGCGTGTACTGGTACAGTTTCTTGACGTAACGAATAACTATCATAAATATAAACAATATCACTATCTCTATCCCATGCTGTCCATACTGATGCTGTAGGGTGATCCCAACCAAAATCTAAACCACATAATCTAGGCCAATGTATTGGTATATCTATAGGATCACAAATTATATCTTCTTCGTTTATAGGAAACACTAAACCAGAACCTAATTGTGGTATACCTTTTTCACGCATTTTTCTTTCATGTGGTGGTAACGCTTGTAATATTTGATCTCTAACTTCTTTTGTCATATGGGGTGCATCATCCCAAGTTGCTGTAAACAATGCTTGTCCATCTTTTAATTTATTTACAAATTGTGCTACTGTTTCTGTCATACCGCTTTCTGGTGTAAACGTCATATATACAATACCACCTTTGTCTGCTGTTCTTGTTAATGCTTGTGAATATATACTTGGTGGTGGTTCTTCATCTAACCATATAACATCTATACTTTCACCCATCCATTTTTCTTTACCCATCTCATATGCTTTAAATCCTATTCTAGAATTACCTCCAGAAACGTGTTTGACTACAACACTATTTAATGCATTTGGTACACCTGCTTTTCTTACAGTATCTACTATTAAATTTAATGGTATAGTACCTGTACCTTTTGCTGACGGATCATCTGGTTGGCCGACAAGTTCTTTTTGGCAGACATCCCTAGTCGTTTCATTAGAAACTCCCCCAGCCCAAGCACGTATTGGTCTAGTAAATTTTCTGCCTTCCCACCACGTTGGGTATTTACCCGACACATGGTACGCCATTTCCATAGCCCCACAAAATGACTTGCCGACACGGTTTCCAGCCATCAACAATCGTTGTGATGATTTGTTATTATGAAACTTTGTTTGATATTTATAAGGTTCATAATCAACCATTCTATTAGTTGCCTTACGGCGTTCTAATTCTTTAGCTATCTCTACTGCTCTTTGCAAGACTTCGTTCATTTATAATTTTATCCAAATCTTCACTATGTATTACAACCCAGCTACCTTTTCTATTGCTTTGACAAAGCGTAACCACAGGTATTTTATTTTCTTTTTTAGCCAATTCATTTGTATCCTCCCATAAATTAATAACACTATGTACCTTTCTTAACTTACATTCAATAAATAATCTAGGATGTATTACATCTGCCCTAGTTATTTTACTATTACCACCAGATAATGCATTACGTTCACCACCGAAATATTTTGCAACATTACGTTCTCTTTTTTTCCATGCTTTATCGCCCATTTATATATTTATCCTTTATTTCTTTTTGTGATAAATTTTTTTCTGTTTTTGTTTGTTTTAATTCAGCATCTATATCATTAGGTTCTATAATATCTACTAAAGCATATCTGTATACCTTGTTCTTGCATTTTTGACCTATCCATTGAAAATGTAATAGTTCTGGTGCTTCTTCATACTGGCCAAGATTAAGAGGATCAAACCTAGATATAGTCATAACACAACAATAACACGTATTCGCTAAATGTTCTACCTGTTAACATAAGTTAATATGTAAAATTACCCACCGCTACACGGATTAATCCATTGTATAGTGTACGGCAAAGTGTTTTGGGGGGTAGCCCCCTCCGAAGGTGCGTGATCTTACACAATCGCATCTGTCTTTCTCTATGTATGTCCTAGCGTGTTTGTATTTTGCAGGGAGGATAGAGCTTGTTAGTTAAAGAACAAGACCACAACAACCACGCCACGGCCTTGCCTGTGAGCCGTGTGTGTGTGCGTCTATAAGCATTCCTGTACCCTTGTTGGCCTCATGTCAAGGCATATAATCGCCCTGTTGTACCATTCACACCTCTTACGGTGTATGAGTAGCCATTGTGTTGATGTGTGTCTATACGAGTAGCTGAAGCAGAATAAGGCCTAGTTTATAGAACCAGAACCCCCGCCGTCATCTGACTTAACTACGTGGATAGTTGATAGCAGGTGGTTTAACTCTTGGCGCAATTCCTCGTCTGTTTTCTTACCTGTTACATCCTCAACCTTATGCGTAGTCTGATACCCTGTACGGTCTAGCAGGGAGTTTATAGCGCCTAGTTTTACACTTGGGCTAATCTTGTCGCCGTCTATAAGTTGTTTTAGTTTGTCTACGGCCATTGGTACGGCTGATCCTAGTAGCTTACGTGTTTCAGTATCTATTTCATTCAATAGCTTGTTTTTAAGTTCGTAGCCCTGTTGTTCAGCAGTCTTTTCTGAATAACCAGCTTTGATTGCGCTTTGAGTTGCGTTGCCTGTTTGGCTAAAGTACTCAATAAAGCGTTTTTGTTGATCTGTAAGCATTCTGGACATAATGAGAACATTCTAACCTAAAGCAGTTGACAAGTAAATATATTTATATTATTAACTTTAGTTAACTATGAAAGGGGTTTATTATGGATAAAACTATAATGAAGCTAGAAGCTATTTTAGATTATCTTTGTAAAATGACAGGTAGAGATATAACTATTTTCTATCCTACAAAGGTATCTGAAATTGTGCCTTATCTTAAAAAAGAGATCAAGACTACATTGGAGTTGGTCAAATGATTAAGATGAGGATTAAGGGAAAATTGTACACAGGCCAATCTGTGTACGATTGCCTATGTCAAGCAGTACGTCAACCTATTAACATTCATGCTAAAATGGTTGATGTAAATAAACTAATCTCAAAACAACCTAAACTAACAAAGGAGAATAAAGATGGGATATACTAACTATTGGACACAAAAAACAGATTTTACTGACGATCA